TAACTTATCTGCATCATACGAACAGATTCTTATTTTGGCTATGTTTTGTCGTAAAGTAAACATTCCGTTTTCTGCTTACGGTTTTGGTAATGCTGATCATGTTCGTTTGCTTGATTTTCCTGAAGAGGCAACAAGGAATTATTCTTCTGATGATAGATCGTTTGGTTGTTTCTCAGAAAAAAATAAAGAACTATCAGTATCTTCAGTGTATCTGCGTGAGATGATTAATTCTAAAATGAGTAATTCAGAGTTTTCGAAAGCGGTTAAGAATCTTCTGTGCCTCATGGATGCTTGGTCTACTGGTTGTTATGCTGGTAATAGAAACTTCTATCGACCATCTACCGATTCATTGTCGAATACACCAATGACTGAAGCCTTGATTGCTTGTCAACCTCTCATTAATGAGTTTCGGGCAACCAACAATCTTGACATTGTGAATCTGTGTGTGGTACATGATGGTGATGCTGATGATATCAACTCTTATCATGTAACAAACAATGTTGGTACTGGCTCACGAAACTATTTCAACATTTATTCTCATAATGTTTTTCTGTGTGATAAGAAAAACAAAGTACAGCAACAACTTACTGAAGGCGATGATGCTGTACGTATTGCTATTGCTCAATGGTTGACCAAAACAACTGGTGCTAAAATCATCGGTTTCTATTTGGCAAATCAACAAGCAATTAAAGGTGCTTTACGCCGTCGTTTGTTTACACCAGAACTTGATGCTCTGCGTAAAGAAGAACGGAAAAATTGGCTTCAATTAAAAGAGGCTTACACTAAGTACGGTAAGATTGTACGCAAAGAAAAGTTTCTTGAATCAAAGAATCCTGGCTATGAATCATTCTTTATTCTACCTGGTGGTTCTGATCTAAGTGTTGATGATGAGGACTTTGAAGCACCATCAAAAGTCAGTACGGCAACTTTGACTAAGGCGTTCAGTAAGTTTACCAAGAATCGTCAAGTCAATCGTGTTCTGGTATCACGTTTTATTGGTATAATAGCAGTTTGATAATATTCCACCACTTGACAAAGTGGTGGGTTTCATTTATAATAGTAGTTCCTAATGTGATGGAGAATTTATATTATGTCAAGTCGTGCTGAAAAACGCCAGGCTTTCATTGATGCAATTATTGCAACTGGCAAATCTCAAATCAATACCGACGATATTCGTGACATTGTGGCCAAGACTGGATTGAAGTGGCCACAGTGGTACACCAAAGATGAATCATATCGTATCAAGCGTGGTGTGTTCCGTGTTCCTGGTGCTTCCAATGCAGCACCGGCTATCAATATGTTGGCACAAGTAATCCCTATGGTAAAAGCAGAGCCGGTACAGGGTAATCGTATTGCTAATGTGACAACTGATCTTGAGATTGGTAATCTTGTACCCTCTCAATATAACAACTATGTTCCTTTTGGCAACTTTGATGATGTGTTGTCAATTGTGAAATCTGGTCAGTTCTTTCCTGTGTTCATTACTGGTCAGTCTGGTAATGGTAAAACAATGTCGATTGAACAGGCTTGCGCCAAAGCAAAACGTAAATTCGTTTGCGTATCAATGACACCTGATTCTGATGAGGGTGACTTGCTTGGTAACTATGTGCTTATCAACGGTCAGATGGAATGGCGTGACGGTCCTGTGACGGTTGCTGCTCGTCAGGGTGCTGTACTCTGTATCGATGAGATTGATTACGGCGCACAAAACTTGTCGTGCTTGCAACGTGTACTTGAGGGTAAACCATTCTTGCTAAAGAAAAAGAATGAGTTGGTGACACCTGCACCAGGCTTTACCGTGTTTGCTACTGCAAATACAAAGGGTAAAGGCTCCGATGATGGTCGTTATATGTTTACCAATGTGTTGAATGAGGCGTTTCTTGAACGTTTTCCTAACACAATGGAACAAGAGTTTCCACCTGCACGTATTGAAGAAAAGATTGTCAACAAAGAACTTGATTCAGTCAATTGTTCAGATGAAACGTTTGCCAAAAATCTTGTATCATGGGCAAATGTAATTCGTAGTACGTTTGCTGATGGTGGTTGCGATGAAGTTATTTCGACCCGCCGTCTGGTACACATTGTCAAAACATTCGGTATCTACGGTGATAAGAAAAAAGCGATTGAGTATTGCTTGAATCGTTTTGATGCTGATACTAAGATTACCTTCCTTGATCTGTATACTAAGATTGATGCTGGTATCGACCCAAATGCTGCACCAGCGGTTGTTGATGAACCACAGGTAACTAATTCAGAAGAACAACCGTTCTAAGGTAGTCTTTCACTTTTACCAGAGAGAGTGTTGACACACTCTCTCTTTTTTTATATAATGTTAAGTATGTAGAGAAAAGTCGCCTCTACTTTTTATTTTTTCGTGCGACTAATTTTTATGGAGTATTTTGAATGTCTGCTAAAGATAAAATTCTAAACTTTCTTTCGAAAGATGGCCCTTACAACACGTTGACGGCTGCACAGGCACGTGCCCGTTTTGGTATTGTAAATGTTGGTGCCCGCATTGAAGAACTTCGGGCTGAAGGTCACTGCATCTATACCAACAAGAAAACTCTTGCTGATGGTCGTCGTATTACTTACTACAAACTTGGTAAACCTACGAAAAAAATGGTTGCCATGGCACATGCAGTTCTAGGTGCCGAAGCGTTTGCCTAAATTAGGCTAAAAATGGTGGAGTGAGAGCATATATATAATGTGTTCTCACTCTTTTTTATGGATAAATTATGCAGATACAGGTCAATCTTGAAGAACTAAGAAAAAATAAAGTGTTTGTGGCAACACCGATGTACGGTGGTATGAATCACGGACTTTACATGAAGTCTTGTCTTGATCTTCAAACTGTAATGATCAAATACGGAATAGAAGTTAAATTCTCATTCCTCTTCAACGAATCACTCATCACACGGGCAAGAAATTATCTAGTAGATGAGTTTCTACGCACAGATTTTACACACTTGATGTTCATCGATTCGGACATTCACTTTGATCCGAATGATATCATCGCTTTACTAGCACTAGACAAAGATGTAATTGGTGGACCATATCCTAAGAAGTCAATCAATTGGAACAACATTGCAGAAACGGCTCGACGTAATCCCGATTTGAATCCAAAAGAACTTGAAAATCTTGTTGGTGAATATGTGTTCAATGTTGTTCGTGGCACAGAACAATTTCAAGTAACAGAACCTCTTGAGGTAATGGAAATTGGTACCGGTCACATGATGATCAAACGTGGTGTGTTTGATAAATTAAAAGAAGCATATCCGTTCATTCGATACAAACCAGATCATGTTGGCCAAGCGAATTTTGACGGCTCACGTTACATTCATGCATACTTCGATACAGTAATTGATACCAAAGATTCTTGTGTTGGTGGTGGTTCTGATCGTTATCTTTCAGAAGATTATATGTTCTGTCAGATGTGGCGTAAAATTGATGGACAAGTACACTTGTGTCCATGGATGAAAACACAACATCTTGGCACTTATGCTTTCACTGGTAATATGCCTGCTGTTGCACAATATATAGGCAAACTGTGATCGATTACAAATATAGTGAAGATCGTATTCTTAAAGAGGTAAAAGATTACATCGATAAAACATACGGTCAACACTACTCACAAAACAAGTTTCAAGCATCCGAATTCATCATGGACAGTGGACATGGTGAAGGCTTTTGTATTGGAAATATTATGAAGTATGCACAGAGATACGGTAAAAAGAATGGATACAATCGTGATGACTTGATGAAAGTTCTACACTATGCTATAATGGCTTTACATAATCATGACTTGATGAGGAAATAAATTATGAAACTTTCTGGTGATACACTTAATATTTTGAAAAACTTTGCTGCTATCAATCAGGGCATCATGTTCAAAAAAGGTAAGACACTTCGTACCGTATCTCCACACAAAAACGTAATGGCTGAAGCAAGCATTACAGAAGAGATTCCTGCTGAGTTCGGTGTCTATGATCTTAACAACTTTCTTTCTGTTCTCACATTACATAAAGACGATCCTGTAATTGAATTTGATACAAGCAATATTCTTATTTCAGGTTTACAGGGTCGTAGCAAAATCAAGTATCGTTTCTGTGCGCCCAATATGATTGTTGCTGCACCGGATAAGCCAATTACGATGCCTGATGCTGAAATCGCATTTGATTTGAAACAAGATGACTTTGACTGGATTCTTCGTGCAGCCAATGTGCTTTCTTCACCACACATTGCATTTGAATCCGATGGTAACAAAGTTTTCGTGACAACATTCGACACACAGAATGATGCCGCACATACTGATGCACTTGAGATTGCTAACTCAACAAAGGGTGATAAGTATAGAATGATTTTCAAAATTGAAAACATCAAAATGATTTCGGGTTCTTATGAAGTGAAAATCTCTTCAAAGGGTATTTCAAACTTTAAACATAAGACTTTGAATCTACAATACTGGATTGCTACTGAAACTGGTTCTAAGTTCGAAAAGACTTGAGCCAATTATATTATTATGATTTTTGTGAAAGGATACCATGGAACATTTTCTGTGGACAGAAAAGTATCGACCACGAACAGTGGAAAATTGTATTCTACCAGAACGCTTGAAGGCAATATTTCAAGAGTACGTGAATCAGAAGGAGATACCAAATCTCCTTCTGGCTGGTGGGGCTGGCGTGGGCAAGACAACAATTGCCAAAGCCATGTGCAACGAAGTCGGTTGCGACTACATGATAATCAATGGTTCTGATGAGAACGGCGTCGATACAATTCGTGTCAAAATCAAAAACTATGCATCATCTATTTCATTTGCTGGTGGTCGTAAGGTCATCATTCTAGACGAAGCAGACTATCTAACACCAAACGCACAAGCAATTCTTCGAAATGCAATTGAAGAGTTTTCTATAAACTGTTCTTTTATTTTTACTTGTAATTACAAAAGTAAAATCATTGAACCTCTGCACAGTCGATGTGCGGTAATTGAATTTGGTTTGAAGAATGGTGAAAAGCAAAAGATGGCTGCATCTTTTTTTAAACGCATCACATACATACTAGATACAGAGAAAGTTGAATTTGATGAAAAAGTAATTGCAGAAGTTGTCAAAAAACACTTTCCAGATTTTCGTCGTGTTATTAATGAACTACAACGCTACTCCAAACTCGGCAAGATTGATGTAGGCATACTCTCTCAGATTGGTGATATTTCTATCACACAGATTGTCAAACATCTGAAAGAAAAAGACTTTGCATCCGTCCGTAAATGGGCAGCTAGTACGGACATTGATAACACGACATTCTTTCGCAAACTCTATGATGCTTTATATGATATTGTAAAGCCTCAGAGTATACCACAGGCAGTGTTGATTCTTGCAGACTATCAATACAAGCAAGCATTTGTTGCTGATCATGAAATCAATCTTGTTGCTTGTCTGACAGAGATTATGGCAAATGTGGAGTTCAAGTGAGCAACCCATTTGATTACGCCACAGCTATTTTACAGACTAAGAAGCAATTGATTGTAGATGATTTGACGGAGAAGGACTATGTTCCTTTTCTTGTCAATCGTGCTCTATCTCAGCACAAAGACTGTTTGGCCTTCGCAAACGAGATGAATAGTAGACACTATCTTGAAAAAAAACTACAATTTGACTATTTGCTAAATACCATCAGGTCTATGAAAAGACCGTTTGCGAAGTGGACTAAAGCAGAAACTAACGATGATTTGGAATGTGTCAAACTGGTCTATGGCCTGTCCGATTCCAAAGCACGTGAGGCTTTGCGAATACTCAGCAAAGAACAAATCCAAAAGTTAAAAGAAGAAACCTTTATAGGTGGATTAGGAAAATGACATGGTTGATCTATCTAAGTTTGTTGAAGTTGTCTTGCCAGATCAAGATGACTTTTTAAAAATTCGTGAGACACTTACAAGAATCGGTGTCTCAAGCCGAAAAGAAAGAGTATTATATCAGTCTTGCCACATACTACACAAACAAGGTAAATATTACATTGTACACTTTAAAGAACTGTTTGCTTTAGACGGTAAGTTATCTACAATTACCGAAAATGATATACAAAGACGTAACGCTATTGCCAATTTACTAGAGGAATGGGGCTTGCTAAAAATTGTAAAATATGATATAATTGAAAATAATATGGCGCCAATTCATCAAATCAAAATTATTGCTTTCAAAGAGAAAGATGATTGGGAACTAGTTGCTAAATATAATATAGGTAAAAAAGTTAAAACCGAATAATGGTGAAATATCATGAGCAAAGTGAAAAACAATCCGATCAAACTGATTAACAAGTATACCAAAGAGGAAGTGTATACTAGGGATTACAATAACGTGATTAAAGAAGGCAGTAACGAGTTTATCAAAGTCTTCAATCAAAGTAATCCACAAAGAACTTATCTTGTCAATCGCACAGCATTTGCGATTGCCAAGTAAGTCGTGATGCCTTCGGGGTCACGTAATTTAACTTGCTTAATGAGGAGAAAACTATGACTATTACTGGTCGATTTGGCCCAATGATTCTAAATCAAACACTGGGTTTCGAAAACTTTATTCGTGATGTAGAAGCAATTCTAAATGAAGCAAAACCTGTTAACAATTTTCCACCACATAACATCGTCAAACTTGATGAGAACAAATATGTGGTAGAACTTGCTGTTGCTGGTTTTGGTAAAGATGAAATCGATATTCAAGTACAAGAAAATACTTTGACTATTAAGGGTGAAAAAAAAGAGGGAACATCTGACTTGGAATATCTACATCGTGGAATTGGCACACGTTCTTTTACTAAGTCAATTACCATTGCTGACACCATTGAGGTAAAAGGTGCAGAATATAAAGATGGTATTCTACGCATTGGTCTTGAGAACATCATTCCGGAACATAAAAAACCACGAAAGATTGAAATTAGTAATGATTTAAAAACATTTAAGCCTCAACTTCTACAAGAAGAAAAACAGGCTGCATAACCAGTGGGGCGCAAGCCCCACTTTGAACTAGAATAATTGAGAGAGTTTTAGATTATGAAATCAAATTCTAATTTTAAAATGGACAAATCTTTGAAAGTTCTCTTGTCGAACATGTCGAAAGAGGAAAAAGAAGACTACAAGCGTGAGATGATTCAAGCAATCATTGCACCAAAAATCGAATTCAAGAAAAAGAAAAAAGAAGAAAATGTCGATGAATGACATTATGATGGCAAGTCACTTTCATTGTGACTATCCATTCAATCACACTTCTTCTTGGATGAGAGCAACTCATGCAGGTGATGCTCAGTTTAATGATATTCTTCTAAATGAGATTGCCATTAATACTTCGAAAGAGGAAGATAAAGTTCAGATTTATCAAAAATACTACCCAAATATAGCCGAGAAAGACTTTCTCAAAGCAATAGGTCAGCAAGCGACTGAGTACTGGTTATGGAAACACTGTGAATCCAAATACATAGGCTGCACAACTTATAGGCGATATTTGCTAATTGAAAATCAAGAAGGTCCAGACACCGCTAAAATTGTTTTGAACACAGACTGGAATCAAATTTTTCATCTTTCTTCTGATGTTCATAAAGAAAAAGCATTGCAACTTTTGGAAAACCATGATATAATTACAAATGCAAGATCAGTTATACCTTGGTCAGTTGAGAGGCAATATCTTGCATCGGAGCCTAGAGAATATTGGGACTTATTTTTACAAGGTATTGCAGAATTGGTGCCAGAGTACCGTAAACATCTGGCATGGTTTGAAGGTAATATTGTAAACTTTGAGACCACGTATATTATGCGTAAGGAATATTTCAAGAAGTACACAAGTGAGTATTTCAAGATTATGGAATACGTATGGCAACACACAGACAATACATATCCATCACATAATTATCTAGTTGAAAACGGAAAAGAAGTTGGATGGTGGAATCCACAAGGTAATCCATGGAGATATCCAGGCTTTATAGGTGAAAGGTTCTTTCCATTCTTTGTGTATGCAAACAACATGAACGCTGCATACGTGCCTCTAGTCCTGTTTGTGTAAAGAAAAAATATTCGGAATGATTTTTTTGTCGTGTGCTATGCATAAAGTGAGTGCTTACTTATTATGAAAGAAAAATACATAAAAGCGCATATGAAAGCAGCCAGCGTATATGCTGAACTTTCTACTGCCCGCAGATTACAGGTAGGCTGTGTAATCGTCAAAGACAATACAATCATTGGTATCGGTTATAACGGTATGCCTTCTGGTTGGGACAATAACTGTGAAGAAATGTTATATGTTCTCAAAGAAGAATGCTATTCTACAGATAAACGTATGATATACGAAGGTTATACCGAAACTGCTTACGGTTGGACAAAACTCACATCAAAACAAGAGGTACTTCATGCTGAAAGTAACGCCATCGCAAAAGTTTCTCGGTCAACAAACTCAAGTGAAGATGCATCAATGTTTATTACCCACGCACCATGCTTGGAATGTGCTAAAATGATATATCAGTCAGGGATTAAGGAGGTTTATTACAAAAACTCTTACAGAAGTGAAGACGGTATTAATTTTCTCAAAAAATGTGATGTCAAAGTTGTTCAGTACAATGAAGGGTAACTATGAGTAATATTACAAAAATAGCAAAACAATTGGCAGAAGCAAATCCCAAACTGTCCAAGGCATACAAGTATGATCTTGTAATGCGTGAGTTTGATAACAAGATTGAATTGATTGGTCTTGTTGATGATCCAACATATGACATTTCCAACTTTGTTGGTCGTGAAATGTTGTTTCCAAAAAAGTGGGTAACACTTGATGTTTATGAACCATCTACAAGGGTAACAGTATGAGTAACGTAAAATGTTTTACTTTCAAAACACATCAAACTATTATGGGTGAAGTAGTTGATGATGGTGATGTTGGCTTCACACTTAAAAATCCAATGCAAGTAATTGCTGTGCCGCCACGATCTGCAAATGATTCTGGTGGTGTTGGCTTTGCACCTTATCTTGCATTTGTCGAAGAGTTTGACAGCGGCGTTAGTTTCAAGTATGATGATATTTTAACAGTGAATACACCTGTGACCGATCTTCTAAATCAATACAATCGTATGTTCAGCAAAATTGAAATCGCAAAACCAGGTTTAGTGGTTTAATGTCAAAATATTACACTAATGTTTGTGTCCACGGTAATAACATTCTTTTTCGTGGAGTAAACAACGGACGGAGAGTAAAGAGCAAAGTCAAATACTCTCCGTCTTTGTTTATACAATCAAATAAACAATCTCAATGGCATTCATTGTTCAATGAGCCACTTGAGCCTATGACTTTTGATACTATTCGGGAGGCACGTGATTTTGTCAAACGTTACGAAGATGTGGCAAACTTTAAAATCTACGGCAATACACGCTATGAATACGCCTTCATTGCTGATAATTTTAGAGGCATCGTTGATTGGGATATTTCTCATCTTTCTGTCGTATTTCTAGACATTGAGGTTGGTTCAGACAATGGTTTTCCTGATCCTTACAAGGCAACTGAACCTATCACAGCAATTGGTATTCATCAATTGAATGGTGGCACGACAGTTTATGGTTATGGTAATTATGAGGTAAAAGGTAATGAAACATACATTCGCTGTAAAGATGAAATCGATTTGTGTGAACGGTTTCTTGCTGACTGGTCAAGCAATTGGCCTGACGTTGTTACTGGTTGGAATATCAAGTTCTTTGATGTTCCTTACATTGTCAATCGTTTCACACGTTTATTTGGCGACGATGTAGTAAACAAGTTGTCGCCTTGGTCAGTATATTCGGAAAGAAAGACTACGTTCAAGGGCAAAGAACAAATCGTTTATGATCTTGTTGGTATCTCTGTGCTTGATTATCTTGAACTGTATCAGTGGTATGCACCAGGTGGTAAAAACATTGAGAACTATCGTCTAGATACTGTTGCAAGTGTAGAACTTGGTGAAAACAAATTGTCATATGACGAGTATGATAGTCTGCATCAACTCTACAAACTTGATCATCAAAAGTTTATTGAGTATAACATCAAAGATGTACATCTGGTGTTGAAACTTGAAGATAAGTTAAAACTAATTGAACTTGCTCTGACTCTGGCGTATGACACAAAAACGAATTATGATGACATTTTTGCTCAAACAAGAATGTGGGATGCTCTGAT